GACGCCTTGGACATCAGAAGCTGCATGTTCTCAAGCTCGGCGTCGCTGAGGTTCTTGAGATCGACCGAAGCGATGGCGATGGGGCCACCCCCCGCACCCGTGTGCTCCTGCGTAACCTTGTCGCCGTAGACCTTGGGCAGCATCTTGCTGAGCATCCACTTGCGCGTGTCGATCTGCACCCGCTTGTGCGCGATCACGTCGGCGCTCAGCGGAGCCAGCACCTGCTTCACTCGCGGCTGACCCTGCTCATCGAACGCAGGCCTGCCCTCCGAATCCAACTCCTGAATCGTAACCCACTCGTGGGTCTTGTCGCTGAGCGCGATGATTTCATCAGCGAGCAGCGTGTAGCCGATTTCGCGCGCGTGCGCGTAATCTTGGCCGATGCCTCGCGGATCCTCTTTCACCCAGTCGAGGAACGTCGCCGGGTGCGGCATCCCCTCTTCCTTGCAGATCGACTCAAGCGAACGACCCGCCTTCAACTGATCGCAGACGTACTGCGAAACAGCCGCGCGGTCATACTTGAGCGCAGGTCCAGGCCGGTTACGCGTTTTCGGAGGTATAATTTCGACTTTGGGCATAACCCGAGAATATCAGTCGCCCCATCCCAAACGCAACCCGCAACCCTCACCGGCCCAAACCTACCCCCCATGTTCGGCCCAAAACACCCCAGTTTACAAAAACCGTTGATCGTTCGGTCGTTCGGTCGGCTCCGAACGATCACCCGCAAACACCCACCCCGGCACCCCCTCTCGGGCACCTCGAAACCCCTCCCGAGCACCCTCAAAACCCCGTTTTCCCAACCTTACCCCCTATGGGAACCCTCAGGAATTCTAACCTACGAATTCGATCGTTCGGTTTGATCGTTCGCCTTTAAGGTTTTCTGCCGAACGATCAATCGACCAAATGGCCTGTTTATGATCGTATTCCCAGGACATGCAGGTAGCCTATGGGGGTCGGACTACCGCCCGACCCCCTCCGGCTACCCCTGTCCAGCAGATGTTGGCGACGATCCGACCGTTTGATCGTTCGGTCGGTCGTTCGGCGCTTCAGCATTCCGAACGATCAACCGGATTTGTAAATTCCCGGGTGCTCGGAGCCGGGGTGCCCGGCCCAAAAATAATTTTCAAAAAAACTAAATTTAGGGCTTGCGAGGTCGAGCCGACATCGGTACAAGTGGGTGCAGGCGATAACGCCAACGGAGATAACTCAGATGACCAACCTGATCTGCATCACCGGCTACTTCGAAGGCGGCTCCTGCGGCTGCTGTGGCCGGGAACTGCGCCACTGCGTGCAGACCGATGCTGGCACTTTCGGCGCTCGCTGCTTCGCGGTGAAGGTCACGAAGCCGGTCATCTATCGCGGTAAGGCGGTGCGGCTCTCCACTGACGCGGTGATCAGCCTCGCTAAGCAGGCGCGCAACCCTGCCCGCTACGGGCTCCAGCCCCACCACCTCAGCTTCGAGCGTACATAAGGGGGCCTAAGGCCCCCTCCCCCCACCCTTCTCAGAACGGATAACTCACATGACCGACACCACGACCGCCACCGCTGCTCCCTGGGGCTGGAACCCTGTCATCGATCTGATGGATGCCGAGCACTGCCGGAACCTGCTCTCGATGGGCTGGAGTGCGCTGGCCACCCTGGGCTGGACCGACATCGATATCCGCCAGATGAAGCGGATCGCGGCCCAAGCCGAAGCCGGGAGGGTCTGACCATGCCCGACACCCCCTCTATCCCCGGCATGACCCTGCGCGACTATTTTGCCAGTCAGGTGCTGGGGGGATGGCTCTCCACCTTCGGCCCTAACTATGGCGAACCGGAACCGCCCGGCATTGCCGCGCTGTGCTATGACATCGCAGATGCCATGATGCGCGAACGCGGTGCCAAGTTCATGGAGAGCAAGTGGCCCCCAAAATAATTTTCAAAAAACTAAATTTAGGGCTTGCGGCACCTGCACGACATCGATATAACTCACTTCAGGCGGCGAGGTTGCCGCGATAACTCGATAACGGAGAACTCAGATGCTGAACAACCTGAACCTCGCAGACCGCTACTCCACCCTGGTGGAACGTCTCCGGGACATGGAAGCTGAGGTCAAGGCTCTGCGCGACATGATCATCGCCACCGGCCAGGAGCGCGTTGCCGGTGACTTCAGCGACGTCGTGGTTGCCCTGAGCGAGCGCACCAGCTTCGACGCCAAGGCTGCCCAGAAGTACCTCACCCCCGAGCAGATCGTCGCCTGCACGAAGTCCACCCTCGTCACGACCCTGCGCGTCAAGGCGAAGCTGGAGCAGGAGGGCTAAAAAAATTCGATATCGCTCACATCCCCCGTTGCAGGGTGTGAGCGATATCGATACAAGCCTCTCCAGGCGATAACTCGATACCGGAGATAACTCACATGACCTTCGTCGCACAAAGCTACGTCGAAGCTTACGAACTGGCCCGCGAGCTTCGCGCCACCTACTGCGATACCGACTGGGAGGTCGAGATCGTCCCGCCCCAATTCCTGGGCGACTTCTACCGCGTCAACGTGAACTGAGGAGAAAACTCATGCTCAAGATCATCGAGAACCAGATCAACGACCTCGAAATTTCCGGCGACGTTGAGACGCTCAGCAAGTGGTTCAAATACGACGACATGACCTGCAAGCAGGCGGCTCTCATGCTGCTCGTGCAAGATAACCCGGGCTGCACGGTTGCCACGCTTGCCGCTGCCCTTAAAACCAACAAGCCATCCGTGACCCGGGCTTGCGACAAGTTCGAGAAGATGGGTTTCATCCGCCGGAAGACCGACTACCAGGACCGGCGCCTCGTCAGGATCTTCGCGACAGGTAAAAAGCTGTGACCCCTCCCGATACCGTAACCGTGTTCATCGACCAGCTTGTCGAGATCCACAACAAGCTGGAGGATCTGCGGCAGATCGCTGAGGACAACCGCATGCCTACAGCGATCTCCATGGGCCTCACTTGGCTGCGCGATGACACGATCAAGGTGATCGCTGATCTCAACCCTAACTTTATAATTCCGGAGGACTGAGCAATGATGGACGAATTCCGAATGGTGCTCGGCGGCATAATGTTCGCCGGTATCGTCCTTGTAATCCTGTTCCTGGTCCTCGTGTTCTAGGCGCCAGGGATGACAACGCAAATCTCAACGCTGTGGCCGGTCGGCGGATTGTCGGACCTGAATTACGAATGGAAGGTCCTGGCATTCCGCCCCAACGGCCACGGTGAATGGCGCTGGTACATCAAGGGGACAGAGTTGCATGTGCTGGCCTCGATGAAGTCCGATGGCCTCGTCGTGACCACCCAGCGTCGTGATGGCGACGGTACGCGCCTGCTGGGCAAGATGAGCGGCAAGCCTGAGGATAAGCCGAAGGGCAAGCCGAGGAGTACGAAGCAGTGACACCGGGCGAGCGGGCTGCGTACTTCGATGGCGTGAGGGCTTGTTTGATCGAAGCCCGCGCTATGGCCGCAAGGCTGCGAAGCATGGATCCCGCTCGTCTGGAGGTGCTCGCGAACGCCAACACCCTGGAGCTTTTCGCAGACGCCATGGAGCGCAACATGCCCAAGCCCGAGCCCACGGGTCTGGAATTTAGGGGCGGATAAAAAATTTATAAAAATGCGAATTTTGCTGTTGCGCCGGTTTAGTGATTTGGATAAAAGTCTTCTCACGGCAGCGATGCCGGATAACTCGATAACGGAGACACGCAGATGACCGAACGCATGCACAGCGACTTCATCCCCGATAGCGACGCTGAGGAGGTCATGGAGTCCATCGCCCAGACCCTCGCGCGCCTCGAAGCGTACACCGCCAAGGTGCGCGGCGCTCTGCACAGCGTTAACGGCTGGCTCGGGGCGCACGAGATGACCTTTGGGGAGTTCATGACCCTGCGGGACATTGACACCTTCCTGGGCCACGCTGAGCTTATCCTGGAGGACGCTGCTAGCATCACGTCCGACGTAATTCGCTGAGGGTGCCGTGATCGAAATTCTCGAAAGCAATCTTAGGACGGCTGAGGCGGCTGGAGATGACCGTGCCGCCGAGCGCATCCGCCGCAGCATCGAGTTTTTTAAATCTCGCGCCAACGCCCAGAACGACAATTCGGATTGCACGAATCCCAAGCCTAGAGCAAAGTGATCGAAATTCCGACTTCCGCCGCGACTGCCCGCCAAGCGGTGGAAGACCCCGGTCCGGCGCGTTTCACCCCAGCGTAGCCGGGCCGGGGGTGGCAAAAAATAACTCAGACTCACATAGTGATTTTGACTTTTGATAATGCTATGCCTCTAACTCCGTGCGGTGCGCGGCACGATTAGATGTGAAGCGCATGCCGCTGCGCGGGTTGAACACCATAGCTATCAATGGAGATTGACGTGATCCGAGGCATCATCCGACTGGAAAACGATATCGTTGGCCGCGCTGGCCAGTTGCTGATCCTGCGCGAAGACAACAGCGTGCATGTTGTGTCGCAGGAGGCCATCGAAGCGATTTTCGCACCCCCGGCTCCTCCGGCCCCTGAGCCTGTCGTGCAGGAGAAGGCTGTGAAGCCGCCGAAGCCCCCGAAGGCTTTCGGGTACTACAAGACTGCCGAGGCCTTCGCTCGCGCTCAGGCGCGCGGTCGTCATATGGCCGAACTGCGTGCCAAGAAGCGCGCGGCTGCCAAGGCGGAAGCTGCTCGCGTCGCTGCTGAGTAATCTACACGGCGCGGAGGTTATAAAGGCTTCCGCGCCGAATCTCTTGCGTATAGTATGAACACATAACTCATACATGGAGACTCGAATGAGCACAGTCTATCTCGACAGTATCGATGTGTGCCGCCGGTTGTCCAAGGCGTGCAAGGAAGCTGGTGGCCAGCGTGCCTGGGCTGAGGCTCACGGCGTATCCCCGACCTATGTGAGCAGCGTCCTGCATTCGCGGATCGAGCCCGGGAAGGCGATCTTGCAGGCGTTGGGCCTCGTGCGCGTCGTTGTGTATCGCGAGGCGGTGAAGAAGGCGCAGGACGATGCCTGAGCCCGCCAAGCCGCATGTGGTCGGCAAGACCCGGGAGACGCTGCGGGTGTTGCTGGGCGCGATGGAGATCAGGCGCCAGTTTATCAGGCAAGCGTATGACGATAGCCGAGAATATTGGGAGTGCCAGCGCGAACTAGCTAACCTCGAACGTCGATTCGATGAAGCTGAGAAAGTCTGGGCAAAGCACATAGCGAAGGGGAAGACAGATGTCTGACGAGACCAAGGTATGGCTGGCGATCTGCGGCGTCGTGAGCGTGATCGTGCTGGTCGGCGGTGCGTTGATCCTCAGCTACAACACCCATCAAGCTGAACTGCGACGCGCAGCATGTGTGAGCCCTGAGAGCGTGGCGTGCGCCCTGGCGGTGCGGCGATGATTACGAGCGAACTTTCCGAATACACATTCTTGAAAAAGCTGCGTAGCGAGTGGCGATCCGTCATCGAAGCTGATGGTGGCACATGCCCTTGTTGCAGCCGTTGGGGTAAAGTTTACCCCCGGAATATCAATGAAACGATGGCTCGCAGTCTGATCTGGCTGTGCAATGCGCCATCTAAAAATGGCTGGGTGGACGTGCCGAGCCATGCCCCGCGTTGGATAGTTCGCTCTAATCAGCTTCCTACGCTTCGGTGGTGGGAGTTGGTTGAGCGTGCTCACAGCACCGACGAGAAAAAGAAGCACTCGGGTTTATGGCGTCCAACCGAATTGGGCCGCAGTTTTGCCGAGGGTAAAATCGCTATACCTAAGACAGTCTATACCTACGCGGGTGAGCGGGAGAAGTATGGAGAGGCTACCGTCTTCATACGCGAATGCTTTGGCTCTCACTTCTCGTATCAAGAAGTCATGTTGGGGCTTTGGTGATGTCTGACGAAGCTGTCGCCCAAGCTCGGCGCCTGCACCATCATGTCATGAATGGCGGCAGCGTCACGGCCCTCGACATGTCTCGGCTGGTGCAGGCGATGGAGCAGATGCAGGCCGAGCGCAACGATTTAGCTCATGAGCAGATTGCCAGCACTGAGTGGCAAACCCGCTACCAGCGCGCGAAAGCCCAGCGTGACGAAGCACGAGTCGAGCGGGACCGGCTGCGGGAGGCGCTGGAGAAGATCGGCGGCATCACCATGAGCATGTGCCTCAACTATAAAGACATGGCCGAGACGCAACGGGATATTGCCCGCGCCGCACTTGAGGAGAGCGCGTCATGACCGAAGACAACGCAACCAGGGCAGAACTTCTGGAAGCCTTGGCAGCACAAGTTGCACGTCTTGTCCGCGCCGAGGCCGAGGTCCACCGCCTGCGGGACGCGCTCAAAGATATCGAGAGCCCGCCTATCGACGTTCTTTGTCACGGCTCGTGGGAGGCTGCTGAGTGGATGATCGAGCGAGCCGCCAACGCACTCAAGGAGAGCGACCGTGACTGATATCACCGACCGGCTGCGGCTGACCAACGCTGACTTTTTGCATGAAGAAGCCGCTGAGGAAATCGAACGACTGAGGGCAGAACGTGATCGGCTACGAGTTGTTATCCGAGACGCTGTGGACGTCATCACGAGTTATGATCCAGAAGTCATCACCTGCACGATTTGGTTGAGCAGCAACGAGACGCTGGTGGACTACTTGCGCTCAGCACTCGGGGAGGACCGCGCATGAGCGAAGCCTGGAACAAGCTGCCGCCCAACCCCGAGCGAGATGCGTTTCACATCTTGGCCGACGGTGACATTCAGTATGTTGTTCGGTGGAATCCTTTGCGCGGGTGGATGGACGAGTACCTGCCAATCTGGGCTTACGAGTGCTCGTATGTTGGTCAACTCTATACAGAGGCTGAAATTGAAGACCTGCGAGACGCTCTCACCCGCGTCATGCAATGGGCTGAAGCTTACCCTGAGGACATCTTCCCCCCTGTCGATTTAGATGCCGTGCGGGAGCGACTGGGCGACGATGCGCTGTTCTCGCGACTGCATGCGGAGTGGGGGCGTCGCTTGTGCAAGGGTATCGGCGGCATTGCCCGTGCCGCACTCGGGGAGAGCGCACCGTGAACGAAGCTATCGGGCTGTTCCTCTGCTTTTGCGGGCTGGTTCTTTTGTTCACCTGGACGTGCATTCTGCCATCGCTTGGCTTCGCGTGGTTGATGGGGTGGCTCACATGACCCCTGACGACTGGGCCGACACCATTTTCGACGTGACCGGCATGATATTGTCGCGTGAACAGGCGAAGGCCATCAGCGACCTTATTGAAGCGCGCGTTGCTGCTGCGGAAGCTGCCCGAGACGCGCTGCTCTTAAACGCAACAAATGCAGCACTACCTGCCCTTGCTCGTGCTGACCGTGCGGAATCCGAGCGTGACCGACTGCGGCAGGCGCTTCGGTTCATGGTTGCGGCATATCCACTCGACAAGTTTAAGGACGACGGTATGCGACTGAGCGCGCACATCGAAGCTGGCATCGCACTTGGAGACGACGCGTGAGCTACCACTGTGAATGCGACCCACACGGCGACAACGCCAAGTGCAATCGCGAATGCTGCAAGCCGAATTCCGCGCCCAACAAGCCGGTTAGCACCGACTTCAACGATGGGTTCCGAGCAGGCTTCGAGGCGTCTCGAACCCAGCTTAAAGCTGCCATCGAGCAGGCTCTGATTAATCACACCTCAATTCGCAAAGCCCTCGCCAACGTCGAAATCGAACTCCCGCCGTTCAAGGCGAAGCGCAACCTGCAAGAAGAGATCGACTGGATTCGCGCCGACCGAGATCGACTGGCCAAGGATCTGGCGAAAGCTCATAGGGACGCCGTTGCCTGGATCGAGCGCGCTGGTAAGCTCACCGCAGAACTCCAACTGTGCAAGGCTGGCATCAAAGATGAACTCTAAACTTGTCTGGGTTACGCCTAACGCGGACCAACTCGTCGCGCACATGGCCCGCGTTTCGGCCCCGCAAAATCAGAATAACGAAGAGACTGCGCCGAAACTTATCAAATACTTGATTAAAAATGAACACTGGTCACCGTTCGAGATGGTGAACCTGTGCGTTGAAATTAATACGACGCGAGACATCGCACGCCAGTTGCTGCGCCACAGGACGTTTACTTTTCAAGAGTTCAGTCAGAGATATGCGGATGTCAGCGAGTTGCCTCAGGCGCCGTTGCGGGAGGCTCGGCTGAAGCACCCGACGAATCGCCAGTCCAGCGTTCCGACCACTGATGAGGTGCTGGCGTCTTGGTGGAAGACCGCCCAGGACAACATCCGCGCCTCTGCCGAGACCGCCTATCAGATCGCCCTGGACTATGGCATCGCGAAGGAGGTGGCCCGAGCAGTCCTGCCCGAAGGGCTGACCATGAGCCGCCTCTACATGAACGGCACGCTCCGCTCCTGGCTTCACTTCTGCGCCCTCCGGCGCGGCAACGGCACGCAGAAGGAGACGCGGGAGATTGCTGACGAGGCGTGGGATATCCTGCGGGAAGCTTGCCCGACGATCTGCGCGGCTTGGGAACTGAACGCCTGACGCACTGATTCTGCACAAACAAAGCGAGATATAACAATGCACCAAAATCAAATGCCACCTGTTGAAAACAAATTTCATATAGGCAATGGCGAAGACGGTAAACATTATTGGCTAACACCGCCAAAATTATATGCCTCGCTACATGCCGAGTTTCAATTCAACTACGACCCGTGCCCGTACCCACTTCCAATGGGATTTGACGGACTAACGGCTGAATGGGGGACGTCGAGTTATGTTAATCCGCCATTCGGATCGATCATGCACGAGGGAAAAAAGAAAGGCCCCACAGCTTGGGCACGAAAAGCAATTGCTGAGGCGAATAAGGGAAAGCGTGTGGTGCTAGTTTACCCCATCGACAAATGGGTTCTCATGCTGCTTGAAGCCGGTGCTCAAGTTCGTAACCTTGGTGACGTGCGCTGGCTTGCGACTGAAGACGGATCTGAGGGAAAGGGGACTGGCCGACATATCGCATGCTTCATTTTAGATGGGGCAGAATCCATAAACAAAGACACTTAACACTGTGCCCGCCTGACGGAATGGTATACGTAACGGACTTAAAATCCGTGGCTCGTAAGGGCGTGGGGGTTCGAGTCCCCCGGCGGGCATTGCGTTATCGGGAGGCTGTGTTAGAATCTGTGCCGATAGCGAATAACTGAGGCATCATGCAGCCGCGACCATATCAACAAGAAGCCATAGACTCTGGATTGGCCGCGCTCAGAGCCGGGTCCAATCCGGTCTTGCAGCTTGCGACCGGCACCGGGAAGTCTCTAATCATCGCGGCCCTGTCAGAGCACTGCCGCGCTGCGGGCAGGCAGGCCTGGATGCTCACTCATGTCCAGCAACTGGTGAAGCAGAACGCGGCCACCTTCGAGCGGTACGCTGGCCTGGAGCCCGCCATTGTCTGCGCCGGTCTCGGACGCAAGGACACCTGGGGTGGTGTGACCTACGGCACGATTCAGAGCGTCACGGGCATGCTCGACACGCTGCCAGCCCCTGATCTGATCATCATCGATGAGGCCCACCGGGTCCCGCACAATGAGGGCGAGCCGTCTCAGTACGAAAACATCCTGAGCCGCTACCCCGAGGCCCAACGCGTCGCCATGACGGCAACCCCATGGCGCATGGACAACGGGATCATCTACGGCAAGGGCGAGCAGTTCTGGTTCGACGTTCTCGCCTATAACTACACGGTGCCCCGCGCCGTCGCTGACGGGTGGCTTTGCCCGCTGGTGGGTGTCGAAACCTCTGTTCAACTGGATGTGAGCCGCGTCAGCGTCAACGGCGATTTCGTGCAGTCGGAAGCGGCTGAAGCCCAGACCGACGAGTGGATTCACTCTGTCGCGCGCTCCCTCGTATCCCTGGCAAGCAATCGAAAGCACATCGGCGTCTACTGCCCCACCGTGAAGTCAGCGACCCGCACGGCAGAGGTCATCCATCGCGTCACCGGCTGGACCACAGCGGTGCTTCACGCAGGCATGTCGCCGGATGAGAAAGATGCGGCCCTAGGCGACTTCATGTCAGGAGCCACGCGGGTGCTGTGCTCGGTGGACATGATCACCACCGGCTTTGATTTCCCGGCCCTCGATTGCATCGTGTGCCTGCGGCCCACGCTGTCGTCATCGCTCTGGGTGCAGATACAGGGGCGTGGCACGAGGCTGCACCCGTCGAAGAAAAACTGCCTCGTGCTTGATTATGTCGGCAACCTGATCCGCCTTGGGGGCGTGGACATGTACGAGACTTTCTATCGAGAGAAGGGACTTGTGCAAGTTTCAGCAGAACCGCGTGAGCCTTATGTAAAGAAGGAACGAAAAGTTTACCCAGGCGTTCGCAACCTGACACCCATTGACCCTATGACCGGCCAAGAAGCTCAGGATGGATCCGAGCTTATTGTCGAGGTCCACAACGTCAACACGGTTGCGATCACTCCCCGGGGTAAGACTGAGCCGGTCCTGCTCGTACAATATGCCTGCACCACGGCGGATGGCGCTCGTATCGACGCTGCGAGCTTCATCAACACCGAGCGGCCTGACCGCAGAGCGTTCAACTTCTTTTCCAGCAGGAGCCTTGCGGCGAGGCTACCCTCTCCGGCAAAGTTTCTCTCCTGGCAGGTCAAGAGTGCCCGTAGGCCGCACGCGGTCACGGTGCGAAAGAAAAACCGATATTGGAATGTGGTTGAGGAACACTGGGGATGAGCAAGCCACCCTCACACATCTGGGTTGTTGATGATCAGCCGAAGCCCCTGGACTACGCGTTGGCGTATGCCCGCCTGGGCTGGCACGTCCTGCCCGTCTGGTCTGTTGATGCTCAGGGCCAGTGCCGCTGCGGTCGCCCGCACAGCGAGAAGGGGCACACGCCGGGCAAGCACCCCCAGACGAATCTGGTCCCTCACGGGCACCAGGATGCCACCAACGACGAGCGCATTATCCGCGACTGGTGGGCTGAGGATCCGAATGCGGGCATCGGCATCAGTCTAGCGGCGTCAGGTCTGCTGGCGCTCGACATCGACCCGCGCAACGACGGTCGCGACACGCTGTCGCAGATCGAAGCCGAGCATGGCGTGCTCCACTCGGATTGCATCGCCATTACGCAGGGCGGCGGTGAGCATCGCCTGTTCCGTGCCGACCCTGAGATGTCCTACCCGGGCACTCTGGGTAAGGGCCTGGACCTCAAGCACCACGGCTACATCTGCGTCGCCCCTACCCTTGGGATCAGCGGCGATTACCGTTGGGCTGCGGGCCGCTCACCCATCAGCAAGTCAACGCCCGCCGAGCCCAGCGCGCTGCCGCAGTTCATCGCCAGCAAGGCTCGCTCACCGGTCAACTACAGCCTTGTTGAACGGAACGGCGTACCGGTCGCGACAGCCCAAACCTTCGATGACCTCCGATCCGCGCTGAAGCACGTCGATGCCGATGACTATGCGACATGGGTCAACGTTGGATTGGTGCTGAAGCCCTACGGCGAGAACGGATATAAAATCTGGACAGAGTGGGCCTCGAAGTCGGAAAAATTCGACGCGGCTGCCCAGCGCCGAAAGTGGGAGCGGGACATCGACCGCCCCCACAGCATCACCTACCGTTCGATCTTCCGCATGGCGATAGACAACGGGTGGTCCGGCAACGACAAGTCTGTCGCTACGGAAGCGCCCAAGATCGAAAAGGGTGACCACCCGCTCAGCCTCACCAAAGCGGAGTTGCACTCGGGTGCCGGTCGAGTCACCGTTTATGAATACATCTTCGATGACTACATGAGCGTCGGCGTCAATGTCGTCGCGGGTGCCCCGGGTGTTGGTAAGACAACACTCATCGTGCCCATGGCGCTCGCCGCTGCTCACATCTGCCCGCCAGACTATGCCCTCAAGCCGTCCGTCAGACGCAACGTGATCATCGTCACAGAGTCTGTCGTGCAGGTTCAGCGGGTGATCTACTCGCTCTATAGCTGGGGCTATACAGGGCTGCCGATCAGCGTTTTTGATGACCGCATCCGCATCATAAACGCTCAAAGACTTGACCCGAAAGTTGTCGCACAAGTCGCTGACGAATACAGGGAGTGGACGGTAGAAAATGAAAAGCAAGATGGAACTTATTATTCTGCGCTTCCGCTGGTGGTGTTTGATACAGCGAACGCGGTTTTTGATCTGGAAAACGAAAATGATAACGCTGAAGTCGGTCGTGCGATGGCCTACATTAAACAAGCCTTCTCAGATTTTCCGCTCATTATCATCACTCACACGGCCAAGGCGTTGGGGACGCTAGAGTCGGATTTCCTCAGCCCTCGCGGTGCGTCGGCTTGGACCGGCGACGCCCAAGGCGTCTACACAGTGTTCAAGGATGGCGAGACCCAAGATTCGCCCCGGGTGCTGAAGGCCACAAAGGTTCGGTTCCCGACTGCCTTCTCAGAACTCACATTCGACCTTGTTAGCAACACAGAGACACACCGAGACGTTCTCGGGCACAAGAAAGATATCTGGTTCTCACATTCGATTGCCCGCCCCCTGAAGCCGGGTGAGCGCAGCCAACTCAAGGAAGACCGCAAAAATCAGCGCGAGCAGGATCAGATGAATGCCCTGTGCGCGGACATGCTGAACCTGATGAAAGAGAAGATCGACCGGTCGCGATCCTTCTACGAACGTCTCCCGCTGAACGAGGGTGGTGTTAAGGGCTCGCAGGAGAGAAAGCAGCGGGCAATCGACACACTGCTTGAAGACGGTATGATTGAAATTGTCGAATTGAAAAAGCCTCTCGGCAGGTCAACCAATTATATCCGAGTCGTTGATCCGCCGCCCAATAGCGATAAAGCCAACAAGTATAAGCTGTGAGGTATAGATGATAGTTAACGGTGACGCGCTTCTGCGCTGCAAGCCTCTGACCCCGATGCTCGACTCCAAGCAGCGCGAGCACGGCGTTAGCTACGGTCTCAGCGAGGCCGGATATGACGTCCGCATCAAGCAGGAAGTGCGACTGAGCCCGGAGAACCGGTTTAGCCTCGCCTCAACGGTCGAACGCTTCACGATGCCCGATCACCTCGTCGGTGTCGTGCATGACAAGTCTACCTGGGCGCGGCAGGGCCTCAGCGTGTTCAACACGGTGATCGAGCCCGACTGG